ATCAATGTACGGCAAACGTACAACGTCCCATTCGTGGAAATTCGCACGGGTGCGGTTCAACGCCTCACGGTCAACACGTGTTAAAACGCCAACGTTACCATCCTCTACGGCAAAGAATGTGCCGTTTTTGCTAGCTTCATTTACGACGTTGTTTGTATAATGGAACACTTTATTTTCGTATTCCATACGCTTGTTTACGTCGTTATAAATACCGTGCTGTGCCAATTTTTTAATAAGGCTGTCAATTCCGGCGTTACCTACGACGTGAACCAAACCCGGATAACAATTTGCACGCATAATCGGGTTAATATCGCCCATAATTTCGGTTGCCATCTGCGTTGGAACCTCAATAACGTTTGCAGCGAAATTGTAATTCAACTTGTCTTTCAATACTTGGGTTTTTCCTGCCTCCAACGCTGCAACGGCTGCTTGGTCTAACGAATTTGCAAACGCTCTGCAAACCTTTTCCATTTTGCGGTTGAAATCGTGGTCATACGAAATTTCGTTGTTCATATACAACGTTGGCACCATTGTAAAGCCGACGGAATATGTCGCCCAAACCACGGTATAAAGTGCGGACGTGTTTTCATCGTCCGGGATAACACACGTACGAACGTTGCTAACCGTAACGTCGCCATCGTAATTGATAACCGGAACTTGTACCGTATTTCCGATTGAGGCAAACGCACGTTCACGCAATTTCGGGGACAAAATGGAATTTCCGGCGTTGGTCTGTTCAATGAAAAAATCTAATGCGCCATACTCGCACGGGCGGGTCATATTACGGTCTAACTCCGGGTTTTCTACTCGCCAATTCTGTAATCTTGTTGCAATTAAACTCATAGTCTTTTTATTTTAATTTGTTATTAAATGCGGGTTTACCCATTACCCGGTTATCTCTCCGGCAATTTGTTAATACTATTTTCCTGCCAAACCTTTCTCATATCTTCGTCAAACTCTTTGGAACCTACCGTTTTACCTTGCGCCATCAATTGTTTTGTAATAAGTTCGTACGCCTCTGATTGCGTTTTGGCTCCGCTTACGTCCAATGTAATTCCGCCGCCTCCGGCACCGCCTGCGGGCGTATTTGTGCCGCCTCCTGGCTGTTGTCTTTGCTGCTCCAATACTCCCATCGTTTCCAATTCTTTTGTCAGCAACTCGGCGGGCGTGAATGGGTTCAACTGATTGTTTGGATTGCGCATAATTGCGCCGCTTGCATCTTTGAACGCCAAAACCTTTCCGCCGTTTCCGTCGTCTATATATTCCGGGTTCATGCCTTTTACTTTTTCGCTCGCCTGCGCCAAAATAACCTTTGTTACGCTTTCCGGGAATCCTGCTTTGAATTTAAGCCCGGCGGCGGCTGTCTGCAATGCGTTGTCAATTCTTACTCCGAACAATTCTTTTTCGTGGTTTGCCTTTTCTTCCTCATACTTGGTTGTCAACTCGGTAAACTGCGTTGTCACGTTCTGCAAATCTGCTTTTGCCTGCTTCAATGCTTTCACGGTTTCCGCATCTGCCGCACCTTCGGCAATTGCCTTTTCTAAACGGGCTCTTTCCTTGGTCAATGAATCAATCTGCGATTGCAGGCCGGTTGCGCCATCGGCTTTTGTTTTCATTTCCCCCATTACACGTTTTGCGTAATCATACGTTTTTTCGGTTCCATTTTTAGCGATACCGGAAACCGCCAAAATATCGGCATCCAAAGCCCCGTAAATTTCGCCCGTTTTCTTGGCAATAACGCTGTTTTCGTCATTCTGCGATAATGCTGTTATCGCTGTAATCTGTTCGTCAGACAATCCCGACAAAGCCGCATTTGCAACTAAAATTTCTCTCGTTAACATAATATTCTTACCCTTTGAATTAATTAAGTGCGATTGCTTTTACTGTTCCGCTGTTTGCGTTAATAATATCAATTGTGTATTTTGGGGAATCCTCGGTTGTGTCAACCAACCAACTAACAACACGTGCATGGCTGATTTCCTTTTCAACCTCTTTTGTTACCAAAATAACGTCGGTAATTGTTCCGCCCTCAATACATTCAATCAACTTTTTCTTTGTGTCGCCGTCCAATGCTTCGGCGGTTGTGGTTACTTCAATAACCAAATTGTCTTGCTGTGCAATCTGTGCCATATTCGTAATTTTTAATGGTTAAACATTCTCGTTGTTTTCCGGGCTATCGCCTGCCGCTTCCTCTGCTTCTGCTGTTTTTTCGGCTTTTGGTTTTCGTCCGGCTTTCTTTGGTTCTGCTGGGATAACTCCGGCGGCTGTCAGTTCTGCAATAATTTCGGCTTTCATTTGTTCACGTTCTGCCGCCTTTGCTTCTGCTGCCGCCTTTGCTGCTGCTTCTGCCTTTGCTCGTTTGCTGGCTTCAATCTTTTCTTTGTTCGCTGCCTCCCAAACGTTCGGGTCGTGCATAATGTCAACTTTATAACCCATTTTTCGCAAATTGTGCAATCCGAATGTTTCAAAGAACTTTTTTCCGAAAACCTGCATACGTGGTCGTGAAATTCTTTCGCCCGTTTCTTGGTTGAATTTTACAACCTCAATACGACAATGATAAAAACTTTCTTCCCCTTTTGGAACAATGAAATTTTCCGGGGTAACGTCCAACAATCCGACGTCCTTTGTTTTACCCTCTGTTTCTGCTTTCACTCGCATAATCATAAATTTTTTTTGTTATTACTTCAATTTTCTTGGAAAATGGTATTTGGCTGCCAAATTCCAAAACGTTTGTATTCTCACGTTCAAACCTACGCACAAAATTAGCGAAATTCAATTTAATGCGCAATTCATCCTCGGTAATTAGCTGTTTTTCGTACAATTCTAATACTTCCGGACGTGTCAAATGTCGGTACGGCTCCAATTCTGCCAACACTAACATACGTTGCATTTGTATTGGGTCGTGTCTGTACTCCGTTTCGATAATCTGATTTTGTAGCGCATCCAATTCCCCCTCGCTTGCTCCGCTTTCTTTCGCCATCTTATAACGTTCTCGCAATTGGGTTGCATCAGACAAATAAAACTCGGTGCCATAATTGATTTTTGCCGAAATAAACATTGTTCCATAACGCAAACGGCAAACGGTTTCGTCAACGAACTTTTGCGCCGCCTCAAAGCCTTTTTTTACTCGGTTTAATACCGTGCTTTGGCTTTCAAAATTGGCTTTAATTTGCTGTTCATTTAATGCTTCACGGGTTGTTATTTCCTCGTTGGTACCAACAACCGCCGTAATTATGTTTGTACGCAACCGTTTTTCCTCGCTAACGTTATAATCCAAACTATTACGGTCAACGGTCAACATCTGAACCGGGTTGCGCAAATCCGGCTGTTTGTCGCCGTCCGGTACCGGAATTTCAATGAATGAACCAACCCCGACAATTCGTTTATCTCCGCATTTCGGGCAACGCATCAATAAACCCGCTTGGTCTAATTTATAATAGCCTTGTTTATCTTTCAAAAACCCGCCGTCGCAATAATCGCCGTTTTCGCCGTTCGTAAAATCGCAACTTTGTTCATATCCGGAATAAATCGGGTACGACCCGTACATATCCAAATTTTTCTTTGATAAATGATAAAAAAGGAACCAATCTAAACTTTCCAACTCGGTTGTTAACGGGGACGCCTTAACGTCCGGTTCTCTCAAACTCAATGGTTCGTTCCAAAAAAAACGTGCTGGGCAATATCCCAAATCGTGCGGGCTATCAATCAGCAATTCGCCAATATTGCCTTTTTCCTCGGTAAATACCCGGTATCGTTCATCGTCAATTACGGCAATACGGTTGTCGTCCTGCCGGAATATTATCCAACGCATAACGCCCGTTGTTTTGTCTGCCTTGTATGAAATAACGTGTTCTATTGGCAACCAATAAAAGTACGGTTGCGGGTAATTATCGCCGGGGGATTGCTCTTTTGGCAAATCAACAATTAATACGCTGTTAATTTCGGTTTTGAAATATTCCCATCCCTTTGTGCTCCAAATTTCGGGTTCTTCCAATACGTGTTGTCTGTAATACTCCCAATCGTCCCTTTGTTCGCTGTTCATAAACTGATAATTGAACGCCGGGTTACGACCGTCAAAAATGCGGCTCAACTTATCAAAACAAACGCCCGTTACCTCGTTTGTCTTTACGGGGTAACGGAACAATGTTTTGAACACTTTGAATTTGTCTGCGGGTATAAGGTTTGAAACATAAGCCAAAAAATCGGTCACGGGTTGCGTAATGTATGGCGTCAACGCCTTTTCCGCATGAAATCGTATGCGGTTTTGGTGGTAAATCGCCCTACTTATCGCCGCTTTGTTCCGTGGCTCCGTTATCTGCTTTTTTATTTCTCTTATATCTAAGCCCATTTTCTTTGTCAAATTCAAATTTACTATTTTCCGGTAACTGCCAACCGCCGTTATTTGGCATTTTTAAAAGTCTTTCGGCGTGGCTAACTTCAAAATCTCGTGTCGTTTTCAATGTTTCATTTTCCAACGTCACTATTGTTTGTTTACCCTGCTGCATTTTTTAAGTCTGTTAGCGGGTTAAAATCTTCCGGTACGATAATAGCCAAATCATCCGACCAATTAGGTAAAAACGTCCATTGTATTGCGTTGCTATCGGGTGCCTCAAATCCTCCCAATGTTTTATCCCCGATAAACAAAGAACGAATTGGAATAGGATAATGCATTGTTGCTATTTTCGGGTCTTGCAATGCACCAATTGCGCCGTTTTCATCAAACAAATAAACCCCCAAATTTTGGGAATCGCTTTCACATTGCAAATCTTTCAATGCTTTAATCAGTGATTGCGGCATTTTACGCATAACCGCCGTAAATGGGGTTGGCTCACGTCCAATAATTTCTTCAATACCGCCCAACGTTTCGTTTCCTCCGCCGAACGTACGGGGTGCGCCTGCTTCTGCTGTCGGTGCTTGGATATACGGGGAGACAACAACTTTCGTGTCGTCCTCTGCCGATAACAACGGCGTCCATGACGCTTTTTTCCCAATACCCGCCGTCGTGGTAAATGAATTTTTTTCTCCGGTGCTTTTATACAATCTCTGAAACGCTACTTTCTGAATCTGTCCGAAACTCTCGGCACACGTAAAGTTTGGAATGTTTGGCAACGCTGCTGCTGCCGGGCATTTACAAATAGCCATAATCTTAATTTTTTAACGTTAAAACTTTTGTTATTATCTCCGGGGGCTAACCCTTTGCCCCATTACTTATTGCAAAGTTATAATATTTTCGGCTAAATCCTTGCATATATGAAATAAAATGCTAATTACGACGTTTAATTCCCCTTGTTGCTTGGCTGTATGGTCTTGTATCGCCGTCCGCCAATTCCTTTTCATATATTCCGGTCAAACCGTCCTCCGGGTCGTCATGCTCATTTGCTGGGAAATCACGCAAAAACCCGGTTACGTGTTCATGTATCTTTGGGAAACGTTCCTCCCATCCTAACGGCATTATGATTAGGGCGTTGACGCTTGCCGAATTTGTTATAATGCGGCTTTCCTTGTTGGCACCTTGGTAAAATGGTTCGGAAATCGCTTTTATCTTTTTACGTATCAACTTTTCAAACCCGGCACCGCCGTTGTTACTTTCAATCCATGCTTTTTGCGTTCCACAACGGTTTATCATTTCCGGGACGGTAACGGATGTTACTTCTGTATTTTCCTGCGTAAATACCATGTCAGTAATTAGCGCATACAAAATCGGTTCAAACCGTTTCTTTTGTTCGTTCCATGCCTCATTACCGGATTTGTAAACGTCATAACACGCCGAAAATGTAAAGTCGTCGCCCTCGTCTGCCACGTCTGTATAATTACCACTACGCACGAACGTTCCCCATTCTGATTTGTCAACGTACGTTCTGAACGGGTTCCGGTACAATCTACCCTCTGCGCTTCCGGGGTTTCCTTGGTCTAAGCATTGAAATTGTATTGGGTCTAACGCTCTTTCACGCTCCAATTTTGCCCGGCTGTGCATACTCTCCCATAAAGCCGCCCCCGGTTCCCTTGGGTCAATCTCGTTTGGTTCCCCGGTTTTCAACGCTTCAAAGTTTATGCGAACCCATGCACCATCCGGAATATTTTTAATGCTGTCCCAACTTTTAATATCAATAATCTTTTCGCCTCCCTTTTCAATCTTACCAATCAAATCTTCCTCATGCCATCGGGTAAATACAATCAGTTCTTGCGATTTATTGTGCAAACGCTTTTTTACAACGGTCGTGTACCATTTCCACGCCGCATTGCGTACAATCGGGCTGTTACCCTCTGAATAATCTTTGTAAACGTCGTCCATAATCATAACGTCAACGGTCTTTGACGTCAACGCACCGCCACGACCTACAACACGCAACGAACCCTTATGCCCAACCATTTCTATAACGTCAGAATTTCGTAAATACGTGTTTGCCATCGTTACCACATTTGAACCATTCAAAAAGGTTTTCGGAAATATTTCCCGATATTTTGGGGTGTCAATTATTCTTTGTACGTCCCGGTTAAAATCCCTTGCAATTGTGGCGGCATACGAACCAATACAAATTTTTGTGTCCGGGTTCAATCCTAACATAAAAGCGGGTAATTTTCGGCTTGAACCCTCCGATTTTCCGTGCTGGGGCGGCATTTGCACAATCATTTTTTTTATTTCCCCGTGGGCGAACTTATCCAATAGCGTATAATAAACGACGTGGAACGGTTCCAAAGCCAAATCCGGTTGCATGTACCGGGCAAAGTTTATCAGCCTATGGCGTGCCGCCGCTTTTACTATCTCGCCGGGGTTGTTTTTCAATGCTGCATACATTTTAAGCAATTGTTCTTTATCCATTTTGTTTAATTCTTAAAAATAGACCATATATTTTTGTCTTACCCCCGTATTTTTTCTGACTTAAAAACCGGGAATCTTAAAAAACAACCAATTTATTGTTTCATTTTCCATTTGTCGCACGCTTTTTCCGAACGTATTATACTGCGATTTTCGACAAACGGGCATTTTAAACAAATTGGTTCCCGTCCATATCCAAATTTGAATGGTCGTAATAATATTTACCCCAACCACAATTCCCGCACGTGTGTACGGGTTTCGGTTCATCTTTTTTCTTGATATTATTCTTTGTTGTTCGTACCATCGTCAATTACTCCTTTTTCTGCTAATTGTTTTTTATATTCTGCTGTTTGCAATTTATCGGCGACCGCAAACAACAAATCCTCCGGTATTGCGGCAACATCATATTTCGGCGCATCGCTATTTGTATTTTCTTTCAATCCCGGTATATCAACTTTTATTGGCGCATCAAATCCCAACATCTTTGCCCGGCGTTGCTGCACATTCAAAAGCAAATCCAAAAACCGGGGGTTTCCGGCGGACGTTTCCGTTGTGGTTTCCTCATACCCGTAATATTCCGGGTTGTCGCCATCCTCCAACACTTTACGGGGCTTTGCGTTCTGTCTGTTTTTCTCTCGCAATTTCCCGGTCTTTGAACGTTCCCACGCCTCCCACAATTCAACCTCCATTTTATCCAACTTTCGCAATTCCTGCGTAACGTAATCGTCTATATTTTCCATACGTTCACGTTTCCACTCAATTAGCAATTGTTGCATATCCCAATATACCATTTGTTTTGTTATGGTATAACCGACGCCACGCCGGGCGTTTTCCTCATTCAGTCTTTCCGAAATCTCCCTATACGTGTAACCACGTAAAAACAGATTTGAACAAAAAGCCAAATCAAACTCCCTTTGGTCTTTTGTTCGTTTGCACATTTTCGGGCGTCCGCCCCTTTGTCTTTTACTCGCTTCCATTTTTCAAACCTTTTTATAACAGCAAAGCCATTTACTTTGCTTTCCTCTCAAACGTCGCTTTCCCTTTGCTTGTTATGTTCGGGGAATTTTCGTTTTAAGCGGGTTTCGTTTGTTCCTTGATACTTTTATTGTCTTTTGTATTTTCGTCGCCCTACGGGATTTATTTTGGCTTTCTTTCGTTCCGGTACCTAAACGGCAAAGCCCCGGTTATAATTCCGGGGCGTTTTTTATTCTTTTTCCATTTTGTCGGTTTTCAACAATGGGTAAATACTTGTTACCCTAACTGACGGCGTACCGTCCTTTTTGTCAAACCTAACTTCATACGAAAAATTGCCGTTGTGTTCTGCCTTGATAACTTCTATCTTTCTGGGCTTTCCGTTGTATTTTATTCTATCGCCTTTTTTAAACGGACAATTTTCTGTTATGTAACTTTCTGCGGCTTTTTCTCTTTCCTTTCTGTTGTACTCCAAAGCCTTTTGTTTTATCTCGGCTAATTCTGCCATTCTTTTTACGTATGTTTCTTTATCCATAACTTTATTATTTTTCTGTTGGTAAATCTACGGTTAACAATACGGGTTGCAATGGTTGGTTAAACGTCAGCATTGACAAATGTATTGTTCCGGTTTCTTTTACTCTCTCCAATTCCTCCGGGGATAACTGCCATTTGGTAATTATAATCCCCTGCGGGTCGTTTGGAACTTTCATTGCTGGCAACGGAATGTATTCCGGGTCTTTCGCAAATACTACGTTCACGCCGGGAAACTCAACGGGTTTCATTTCCGCCCTCCTTTCTTGGCTTCTTTCTGAATCTGCGTTTTCTTTCGGGTACCTCTATGCGGTGTATCTCAACACATGCGCCCAATGTCTTTTCCAATACTCCGATAACGTCTTTTACTTCCTGCGGAATATCTTCCAATTTCTTTGGCAACGTTGCCTTGCATTCGTTCTTTACAAAATCACAAATCGCCTTTCTTTCTTCTTCGTCGTTTGTCTTTCTCATTCGCTGAATCAGATTTGCAATTGGCTGCGTTCTCATAAAGTCAGCACATTTAAAACGGTCTTTGCAAATATTGCAATCATCCGGGTAATTGTGTTTTGCATCCTGCGAACTCTTTTCGTCTGCCTTTCTAAATTCGTGCCATTCGTCACGGCGGGCGATTGCTTCCGAAAATACCGCCATTGCATCAATACAAACTTGTGCCAAAATAAAATCCGGGGTATCTCTCATTTCCTTTTCTAAACTGTGCTTATTAATAAGTTCGGTTAGTTCTTGTTTAAAATCTTTTTTCATACGCTTAAACTTCTATATGTTCAATTTGTGGTAACTTCTTTATGTATTCCAACATCGCCGTTTTGCTTTCCTCGGTTTCGTCGGTTCTGTTTATTACCAACTGAATAACTTCCAAAAGATAATCGCTATCAATACACGCATTATCAACGTCGGTAATATTATACAATGGTTCCGTTATTTCCTTGACGGCTTTAAATGCTTCTTTTGTCAACTTTGCGGCTTTTTTGAATCTCATTTTTTCGCCCTTTTCAAAGCATTTGCCTAAATGGTTTAATTTATCATCAGCGTAAAAAACGCATGTATGTGCCATGTCCGCCAAAAGATACGCCGTATTTGTAAGGAACAACGCTTTTTTTCTTAATTCTTCTTTTTCTTCGTTTGTCATAGTCTTTTGTTAAAACGGTTCTCAAAATGTTTGTATTGTTCGGCGGTTTCCTGCTGCATATTACCGCAAACCGGGCTTTACGGTTTGTTGTGTGGGTGTTTGCGCATAAATTCCGGGTTTTTCTCACGTCCTGCAATTTTAGTATATGCCATTTCCTGCAATTCCTTTTGGCTATACCCTAATAATGCCGCAATATGGAATAAAACAACGTTTACGTCCGCCAATTCGTCGATAATATCATGCGTTCCGGGATTAATTTCGTTTATTTCTCTTTGCGTTTTTTCCCTGCTTAAATATCTTTCAAACGCTTCAAACAATTCGTTGTATTCCTCGGCTAATTTTCCCAATCTTTTTTCTATATTCTTGCCGAAAAGTTTATTCATCTTTTCAAACAATCTCTTTTCGTCAAAGGTCAATCCGGCGGTATTGGCGTCTTTTTCTTCAAAATTAGCCATAAACGTTTGCATATCCATTTTGCCAAATTTTCCGTCCGGTGTCAATACAATAAAATTTCCCTCCGGTACGTCCAACATTACGCCGTTTTCGGTCGGGAATGAATAAACCGCCAAACCTCCGGGCGTTATCGGAATCTGCATTATTCCGCCTCCGGTAAAAATCTGCAATTTTTCCCAATTATCACGCTTTACGGGTAATGCACGAACTTCTAACAATCGGCGGCAATAAATATCCCCGGCGGTTTCGTCCGGCATACCTAAATTTGTGCGCAACTCATTTGGCAAATTTCCCGCCCCTTTTTTGTATTCAACAAAGAATATTGCACCACGCAAAAGGTTTTGTTCTTTAATCGTCCTTACGTCTTTTATTCTTTTTCCGTATCTGCCTTGAACTGCATATATTGCGGCTTCAATTATTCTTTCCTCTTTGTCCGGGGCGTACATTTTAAGTTCAAAGTAATTTTCTTTCTCTGTAACTTCCGGTTCTGTTCCCGTTACATCTTCAATCATCAAAAACGTTTCCGCATCAAACGGAATAAAACTTCTTTTTTCCATATCCAATTAATAAACGGTTAATAATAAAACAATCAGTCCTCCGGAAATTGTGGCGTACAAATCTTTTTTATCAAATACGCCTCCGTGTTTTTTGTTGTAAACCTCACGCAATACCCCGGTTAAAATTACTGCTATCAATGCGATAATACGTGCAATCATTCCCGGAATCCCGATAAATGAAACCAAACGCAAAACCAACATTACAACAATCATTCCCGCTATAATATGCAATAATTTATCGTGCGGGATTGATACTATTAATTGAAATATCTTTTTCATCGCTTTTTTTCTGTTATGTTATACAATTTTCTGAAATATATTACTTTGTTATCGCTCCGGCTTGTTCTGTAACATTTAAGCCCAACCGCCGGACAATCGTCTTTATGGATAACGCAACATGCGCATCTACTCAAACATACAAAATTGCCAACCTTTTCAATCAGTTTATCAGACGGTTTAACCCATCTTTCCGCAATTATTATCATACCCCGGTAAACTGCACGTTCGCCGGGGTTATATTCACGCCCGGGTTCAAACGGATGTGGTTTCTTTATTCTCATTTTCTATCGAACTAACCAACAAATCCAAATTTTCCTCTGTTCCGGAAATTGAAATTCTTGCTTTCCCTGCTCCCATTACCGCCAATTCCGTAATTGTGCAATCATATTTGCCTGCGGATTTTTGAAACTTTGCCGCCTCATTTAATGGCAATATTTTTGTTATCTCTTTCATCGCTCACGTTTTTAGTATTTTACATTACAAAGTTAATAATTTCTTTTGGTTTTTATCCATATCAGCCGGAAACCAACGGAAAAACAAAGCAATTTAATTTCAATATCTAAATAAACGTCATGTCCTTTTACGCCCTCAACCATAACTCCGGGCGTCAAATAAAATTGCTTATACTTCCACAAACTTTGCAGATATAAATAAAACCCTATACGTCCAATATGGAATCCGATTGTTTCCATTTCTCTATCTGTTTTTTTATCTGTTCCCAACTCTTTTTGTCAATTACCATTTTCCGGGAGTATTGTATTATTTCGCCCTTGGTATATACGAGATTATAGATACCCAATTGCCCCTTAATTGGCATTTCAACAACACGTATTGGGTTGCGCATCAGCCAACCGAAACCCTTTGTTATCTTTTCCCGCTTTTCTTTTGGTATTCGGGTGTTTTCCCAATCCTCCGGGGTAAAATATTTTATCGGCTTCACGTCGTACAACTCAACCAATCCCAAAGTAACGCCGCTTTCCATTCCGGGATAAACCGGTTTTGCCGACGAACAAATAAGAACGTCGCCACGGTATGACGTTTTTTTGCTTCTAACTTCAATTGATTTTCGCCCGTAAACAACGCCGTTTTCGTCTTTGTATGCCGCCGTTACCAAATCATTTGCGTATGGCTGTTTGACGGTCAACGCACGCCAACGGTCGTGTTTTTCGGGGTCATATTCTTTGCTATTAAACTGCATAACTTTATTTTTTATCTTTCCCGGCGGGTTCCTTGTAATGGGCAAAACCAATTGGTCGTATCGGTTCCGGCTCCGGAACGGCTGCGTCCTCCTTATTGTATTCAAAAGAAACAATAACCGTTCGCCCCTTTGTCCGTAGCCCAATCAGCCGGGAACCCTCCGGGATTTGAATTTTAAATTCGTTCCTCATTCTCAAAATGGCAAATCATCTTTGTCTTGGTCGGGAATTGGCGGCGGCGGTGTTGGTGCGCCTCCCTGCTGCGTTGTTTGTCCGTCTTTCTTTGGCGACAACATCTCCATATTATACCCGTAAACTTCCGTAATGTATCTTTTTACGCCGTTGTTGTCCTCATAACTGCGGGTTCTTATTTTCCCCTCAATATAAAGTTTATCGCCCTTTTTTACATACTCTTTTGCAATCTTTGCCAATCCATTTTGCAAAACAATATTGTGCCATTCGGTGCGCTCCGGTACTTCTGTACCATTTTCCGTTTTAAATGCTCTGTCAGTTGTCGCCAACGTGAATTGCGCAACCGAACCGCCGTTGTCGAAATCTTTATACTCCGGGTCTTTTCCGACGTTACCCATTAAAATAACTTTGTTTACACTCATAGAAATATAGCTTTAAAAATCCAACTTCCAATGCTCCATAACGTCCAAATGTATGACGCAACCGTTAACGCCACGAACGTATAAAATACAATTTTATATCCGGTTTGTTTTTTGATTTTCATCTACTTAAATTTTACAGCATCCAACAAATATTCTTTTTTCATATCCGACCATCCGGCGGCATGATTTATCGCTTTCCGGTCGTCGTCGTAAACAAATCCAACTATCCAACCGCCGACGTTTGATTGTTTTATTAGTCTTACCAATTTACCGACGAAAAAAGAACGGTATCGGTAATATGCTGAATTTTCACTAACAAACAAAACCCGTCTTTCTGCATTTATTTCGGGCGGATTTTCGATTTGCGGGCGTTTCTCCCTTTCCGGGTACCTTTGTACCCTTTTAAAATCATTTTGGATTGAACGGCGGGAAATTGCCCCGTAATCGGGTGTTCTTTTTTTCGTCCTCATATTTTCAAACTTCTGTATTCGTTTTTAAGCAATTCAATAATCCGGACGTTGCCCGGATATATACGCATTTTCGTTTTATCCCCATTCTCCCAACATGAATGATGTTCAAAACATAGTATATTTATATTTCTTGCATCATGCGCCATTTCGGGAAACGCTCCACGGGTCAATATATGCGAACAATAAACGGCGGAATAATTCCGTAACGGCTTTAAACATTCTTCGCATCTGTGCGGCTTATGCTCCCAAACCCACCGGAAAAACCGTTGGTTGGCAACGGGAATGTCGCCACGTCCTAAAACGCAATTCCCGAACACTTCCCGTTGTAACTCAACACGCAACCGTATATCTAACCGAAAATTACGAATATCCAATAACGGTTCGTAACCACGTGCAACGCAATATTCATATTCGCAACGCTCGGTCAACAATATTGGCTCCATTACATATTGTCTGTATCGTCTGCCGGGTCTGCCATTTCCGGGAACATATCATTTTCATTTTCGTTGTCTGCATCATTTACATAAACTAACGGGTTGGGTTCCCCATCAGCCCCGAACAAATCCATTTGCGCCTTTTTGCCCTCAAACAGAAATTCGTAAACCTCGTTTTCAATATCGCAAACAATGTTTTCCAACTCTTCCTCAAAACCGAACGTTTCAACGTTATATTTCATTCGTGGGGTATTGATTGCTGTTTTCTGATTGTTTGATATGGTAAACAATCCGGTTAAAACGACGCCTACGTTATCATCTTGCCCGGACAAAGAAACGCCCCTAACCTCTATATTGTCCAAACATTCTTCCGCAAATTCGGCTGCAATATCTGTTTGTTTCTTTGTTGCTTTAAACTCCGGCGTTGCCATCATGGTTTTAAATGACGTTATGTTGAATACACGTCCCATAATCGGGCGCAAATCATTAAACAAATGACGCAAATCCGGGTGTATGTCTTTTGCACTCAATACATGGTATTTGTTCGTGTAACTCTCATTTCCGACAACTTCCGTTACTTCATAATGTACGTCTAACCCGCCATCTTTCAATAACTTTACTTTCGATAATGAAAACTTTTCCTTTGTAGGAATCGGCATAACATTTTGTTTTTTTTCGCTCATAATTTTTAATCTTTATTGTTTCCCGGTTCCTCCGGGTCGGTTTCTTCTTGGAAATACTCGCACGGTTCATCATCAGCACAACGACCGGACAAACAACATACCGGATAATCCACGCAATCAATGCACATTTTTTTTTCGTTCATAATTTAAAAGTCTGTTTCATTTAACAATTTTGCAACCTTGTTTTCCGGCTCTGCATCCGGTGCAAATATCGGTTTCGGGTCGTGAACTAAAACTTCCCTTTTTACCTTTTTGGTCTTTGCGGGTTCCGGTTCCGGGTTAAACTTCAATTGTTCCGCCGGATATTCTTTTGGTTTCAGTTCTATAATACCATTTTCCACCAAAACCGGAATACAACGTTTGCAGGCTTTCACGTCCTCCAACGCATCATGCGCCGGGAATGTTTCGCCGGGGAAACATTTATTATAAAGTTCTTCCAACGTCGGGAATTTTCCGGGGCGTCCATTTGCAAACATTGCGCCGACAAATTTAATTGTTTTCATCATGGTATCAATTCGTTTTCCCTTAAACAATGCGTCCTCGGCTTTTTCGTCGTAATACTCACGCCCCATAATTCGCAATATCATTGCTTTTACAATTGACGTATCAAAGTAAATGTTGTGTCCTACTAACAAACGGGCTTTTTCGCAATCCTCCAAAAATTCGCCTATAATATCAGCAAATGGGACGCCCTCGGCGTTTGCTCTCTCTGCTGTAATTCCGTGAACTTCTGTTGACGCTTCCGGTATTTCCCATCCCTCCGGCTTAATAATGTAGAAACGTTCCTTTTCGTTTACCGCCCATGCCAATTGCACAATATTTGGAAATTCCGCAAAATCAACGTCCCATTTTGCGCCCTTTGGGGGCAACCCGGTTGTTTCACAATCGAACGTCAAAACATCTTTCATAATGTCGTTTATCTCATTTCCTTTGCTGTCTTTCAATGTTACTTTTTTCATAATCAAATTTCATTTGGGTCTGCAATATATATATAATATTCTTCACTTGCAATCTGCTTTAAATGCTCAATATGTTCTATCAATTCCGCATTGCTCAACTCTGCAATTGTCCGCAACCGGGTTTCATATTTCCCGGTGTTAATATCCGGGGTCTGCTCATACATAACCGGGGACAACTCACGCAAACGGCGTTCCGTCTGTTCCTCTGTCAGACGCTCCCCGGCTTCCCATATACCCGACCGGAACGTTGGAACAACATAATTGAAATAATACCCTTTCAAAGCCTCCGATGAACCGGGAGACGCAACGGTAAAACGTGCAATTATTCGGCTTCCTTTGTGCATGGCAAAGAATTGGTTCAACTCTCCAAAATACATTCGTAATTTGCCATCATTACCGATATTACCACTACTTGAAATTTCACGCCTTTTCATTTTTATACCTCCACATATAACCTTTATGATTTTTTCTTTCTCCTTTGCATACCTTACATATTGCAATTGGGGAAAATCCGTTTATTTTAGCTGCTTCATTAATACTATTGTACTCTTTTACAATAACTCCATTTTTCAGCTGTAACACTGGCTTGCTTATAACTCGTGCAGATAATTTTAATTTTGACAATGTTATCGGATTATTATTATTTTCTAATCTTGTTACCCAACGAAGATTTGAAACATTATTATTACTTCTATTTGTATCAATATGGTCAACAAATTGCTTTTTATGTGGATTTTCAATAAATGATTTTGCAATTAAAACGTGAACTAAATACGTTTTATGAAAATCTTTTTTCCTTAATCCAACTATCTTATATCCATTTAGATTTGCTTGTTTTAAAAATCTTTCATTAATGGTTTGTTTCCATCCATTTTCCCGTGAAATGACTCTTTGCAATGATTTTACACGCCCCAAATTACTAACTTGATATATCCCTGCATATCCGGGAACATCTTTCCAAATTTCATTTTCCATAATTGCCAACTTTTAAGAACTGCCAACAAATAAGAAACGGGGACGGGCTGTTGGCTTGCCCTTTCGGTCGGTAGCTACTCCGACCTATCCCCATTGCAAATATAGATATTATTTTTATTTTTCATTCAATATGTATTTGATAAATTGTTACAAATACCGTACCACCACCGTAACAATTGTACAAACTATTTTTTAATACTTTCATTGTCTTTCTTTTCTTGTTCAAGAAATTGTTTCATTGTAGTATTAAACGCTTCGCCGCCAACTTCCAATATAAACTTTCTTTCGCTGCTTGAATATCCCTGCAACTTCTTATCCATTGCATTTGCATACAATACCGTCATTTGTCCCGGTTCAAAAACTCCTCGTTCCTGCAAACGGTATATCGGGTGCCGCTTCAATGGTGCGTCCGCCATCATTCCGGCTTTTCTGCGGGTGTTTTCCAAATCGGAAATAACCACTTTCAGATTATTATAAAAAGCGGGTGTTTTCAACACGTCCGCAATTGTCATTTCTTTAACTTCCATATTGTTTTGTTTAAGGGACGCCGGGGAACCGACGCCCCGGTTAATTACTCGCTTTCTGTGTATTCCTCAATAATCAAATCGTCCTGCCCTCTTTTAACTTCTTCAATGAATCCTTGGAACCCGTTTTTCTTGGCAATATCAATAATTGCTTGCAATCTCTTTTCGCCCAAACTTTCGCCCCTCGCTATGCGGAACACTTTAACGGTTGGATTGCTGGCAATAATAAGTTTTGCGGCAACTTCCATAATCTGCGAATCTGAAACTTTTCCGGCAATAAATGGTACGTCATTTAATACCAATCCGTCGTCAGTGAATGAAAGTCCGGATATTGGCAATTTTGCCGACGAAATAAGTTTTTCACGCTCTGCGGATAATTTGGCAATATCTGAATCCATCTTTTCGGCTTCTGCTCTTTTGTCGTCTGCCTGCTTTTTCTTTGTCAGATAATCGGCAACTTTTGCAGCCTTTTTGTTGTGTTCCTCTGCCTTTCTCAATTGCTCGGCTGTATCTAACTTTTCCGGGTTGTTTTCCTCATACTTCGCCAACCAATTTTCCGCATTTGCTTTGCGTTTCTCAAAATCGGATTTTTCTGCCTCAATCTGTGCAACGGTTTCTTTGTAGGTTTGTTCTGCCATCGCCATTGCCTTTTTTGCCGCCTCAATCGCCTTTTCGTATGAATCTTTGGCGGCTTCCATACGGGCCGGAATTTCCTCCAACTGCTGCGTTCTCTGTGCTAACGCCGAACGTACGGTTTTTGCCTTTTCTATCAATTGGGCGTTTTCCTGCTGTTCTCGCATCAGTTCGGTAATGTCCTTTGGTTTGGCATACGTTTTCAAATCCTCTGTTGTCAATCCCTGCCCGGCTGCGTCTGATATGGATTTGTAAGTTTTCAAATCCCGGTTCACTCCGGTACGCTCTGTTTTCAACCCGGCAACCTCTGTATCAATTTCAGCAATTCTTTTGCGTACATTTTCCGGCAACAATGCCTTGACAACTTCAATTTGTTTGCGGCGTCCCTCGGCTGTTTCCGACCAACGGGAAAATTCCACGGCGTCAAAATCTGTATAACCGAAAATCTTTTGCAACATTGAAACGTTATCGCTTTTCATTCCGGTTGTCTTTGATTTTATTGATAACGTTCCACGTGGGTTTGCCTTTGTAAACTTCAATTCAACCTCGTATTCCTCGCCGTCGTCTCCGACAATCATTTTTGCAAAACCTTTGCTTTCTCCATTCTTCAATACGGCGTCACGGTTCCCGGTCAACAAAGCCCCAATTGCTTTTAATACCGTTGATTTTCCCAACTCATTATCCCCGGTAATGAAATAAACATTACCGTCAAAATCTGCGTTAAACTCTTTAATTACTTGGAAATTTACCAATTCTAATTTCTTTACTATCATAATGCTCTCGGTTTGTGTCTTTCGGCGGTTAATATTATTTTTTTGTTTCTCTCATTCTTTGGTATATCATTGTTTGCACCTTAACAAATGCGTCCCGGCTTTCTTTCGCTTCCTCAACCGTGCAATCAGCAATGAAATTTTCCAAACGCTTGTATAATTCGTTCAACTCTTTGTCGCTTATTGCGTGCCGGGTTGCTCCTACTTCATCTATAAACATATCAAAACAACATTTGTATTTCAGAAATCTTATATCCTAACTCTTTTGCAATTTCTATTGCACATTCAACGTTTTCTATTCCATCAAACATCAATGTTTTTGTTTGATAATCTATGCCATAAAATGAAACTTCATTATTATGCGCATTAATACCGTTTTTGTGAATCTCTAATAACTTCATAGTTTTATAATTTATCCGGGAACCCGCCCGGTCGGTGTTTGTCGTACTCTGAAAGATTTTGGCTTTATCACTTCATTTAATCGGTTACCGAACCATCATTTAACCCTTTGTAGATACCGTTGCTTACTTTCTACTCTTACGAACTTAATCTTTCAACAGTCTTTTTGCATTTTGGTTAGACTGTGGGGTCTTTCGTTGTTTGACACTGCAAATATACGCATAACATTTTAACTACCAAAATTTTTTCTTTTTATTTTCAAAAAAAAACAATAAACCCGGAACGTTATACATTCCGGGCATAAATCAAAATAGCCTCATTTGTTTATCTGTTATTTTAGCAACAATTGCATCAACTTCACTTTCTAATTTCTTGCAGGTCGCTAATATTTCCGGGCGACGTTGCGCAAAATATCTGCGTTGATTATGACGCAATTGTTTTGTTAATTCAATAAAATAATCAAAGGCATATTTCCATTCATAACCGTATGCAATTGAAACTTTATGTTGGCAACATCTTGTTATTAAAGAATGGTCGTAACCATATTTTTTACATGCTTCATCAATACTTTCAAAATAACCTATCAATTCCCCGTTCTTAAACTGAAACAAAGGTTTTGAATGTAAACAACATTTGCCACGTTTCCCATAAAAAGGACAATTTTCTCCACTTTTAGATAATACAATACGTTCTTTTGTTATTGGGTTATTATTATTTTCTTTTATAGTAACCCATCTTAAATTATCAACAGAATTATTTTTTCTATTTCCGTTTCTATCAATTTCATATTCTTTAAAATCCGGAATACTTATTTTTTCCGGATTTTCGATTTGCGGGGCTTTTTCTTCTTCCATGTATATTTTATCCATTTTGAAATTAAAATCGCTCTACGTGGCTAAAACAAACGTTCGTGCATGTTGCTTGGTAAATTCTGACGCACCCAACCGGGGTTGTTGCGCAAAATGTATCGTCCAAAGTGCATTATCAACGTGGCGTCGGCGTTCCACAATGTCGGTTTCAATTCCGGGTACAAATTCCCGGCAACCTCTTTGTATCTGCGTTTTCGCTCGTTCTTTTCTTCTTTTTTTCGTGTCGTCTTTGCTCGCAACTTCAATTCGTTTTGCCATTTCATAGGGTGTACCATAACAAACGGAATGTCGCAAACTGAAATGATTGCTTTCAATTGCTCAAAGTTTGCCATCATCTTTTGTATTCGGTACAATTTACCCATATTTACGCCATCGGCACCCGGCGTTACATCATCCGGGCGCACGCTCAATTTTTCCAAAAAGACAATTGGCGAACAAATGGTTTTCAGATATTCCAAATAATTACGCAAATCTGTTAAATCCTTTGGCATTTGTATTGCCTTGATATTTTGATTTGGTCGCCATGTTACAATACCGCCATTGCTTCCCGGGTCAATTCCCACTACTGCTGAAATTCTTATATTTTTTTCCATATATAACCTCCCGCTTTCTTTGATATCCCTTTTATATTATTTGAAATAGATGTTATAATTTTCATAATTAAAATAAAACTTGTTGTCTTTGAAACTCAATTAATCTTTTCTTTGCTTGTTCATAATAAACCGGGTCTTTTTCAATTATAGTTAAATCAAAGCCCAATTTATGTGCGGCTATTGCATGGCTCATACTTCCGCCGTGCGTGTCCAATATCCTTTGACCGGGTTCTGCAAAATTTTGTAATAGCCATTCATATAATATTATTGGTTTTTGTGTGGGGTGTATTTTTTCTTCTTTGACTGAACTTTTACCTTGTAAATTTCCATAATATCTATAATCAAAACATTTTGCAGGACAATTAAAATTAGTCCACGCAAACTCACCATCTGAAAAGTTAGGAACCGGATTTTGTTTGTACCAAAATATAAAACATTGGCATGGAGGCAATTTATAATAATTTCCACCCCATATTATACATTTATTAGAAATTCTGAAAAGTTCGTCAAAATAAATATCATTTGGTATATCATTATCCCAATTCTTTTTTTCATGCTTTGACCTTGCAGGTTTTGCAGCGTAATCAATTCCGTATGGCGGGTCAACAATTGCCAAATCAAAAGATTTATCACTTTGGGATTGCATAAACTCCATGCAATCCCCGTTTATTAATGTTATGTTTCCACATTTTTCAATTTTCATCTTTATATCCTCCCGCTTTTGTAAAATAACCTATTACGCCAATTATAAAGCAAACAATAAATAGTTCCATATTTAAAACTTCATGTAGTTATCAACTTGCATTTCCTCGGAAATCATCCGGTCAAATGCTTTTATAATCTCCTTTTTCCGGGCAACCTCAAACGCCGTAAAATCAATTTCCGGGCTTTCGGTTCCTTTTCGGCGAACTTGAAACGCTGTATATTGGTTTATCATTCCACGGGCTACACGCTGCATATACCGGGCAAACGCTTCTTTGCGGTCGTCCTCTTTAACTTGTACATCATCAGCCAACCCGCATTTTTGCAACCATTCATACAAAAACATATCATCAGTTAGCCCCAATATTAATTTCCCGGTGTATTTGTAGCAAAGGAAAATATAACGGTTCCGCCATTGTCTTTGTATCTCAAATTGCCGTATTTGCTGCGGCGTCATTTCGCCTTTTGGTTCCGGCAATACTTTAAACGCTTTGTCAATTACGACGTTCTGTTTTCGCTTGTATGCGTTCAATATCTTTGAAAGATAATCCGCATTGAATTGCTGATAATGATTTTTATCCGGGTTCCCGTGTTTATCTTTCGGCAAAAATTCGTCTAATTCCCCGGTCGTCGCCAACTCAAAAGCTATCTTAATATCCGCCAACGTCATATCAGAGTGATAACGTTTCAGAATATCCAACAACCGGGATTGTATATAATTCCAATCATTTTCATTCTGTGGTATTATATAACCAACGTCCATTGCTATACGCTTAAACAACAACGAAAGATTTTCAACTAATTTTGCATCGTCAATTTCCGCAATTGGTGTTTTTGTTGACGCTGCGAAAACATATTTTTCAACTGGGTTTAATGCTTTGGCAACCTCCGGCAATTGCATCATTCTACGGCGTACTTCAATGGCTTTTGTTCCGGGCTTGGTATTATATATTTCTAAAGCCGTATTTTCTTTTTTTTCAATAGCTCCCATATCAATCAAAATCATTGTTTAAATACTTCATCATATCCGCAATTTCTTTGCTGCTTTGCTGCTCTGTCTTTACGGAACGTTTCATTTTTTCCCATTTTTCGTATTTTTCGGGGGTTGAATCATATTCTAACGCCGCCCAACCTTTTGAAATGCTTTCTTTTATCAGAATCAGCGCAAATTCTTCCGGGTATTTACTTAATCCATTTAAATTTGCTTGTATAGCGGAAAAACTTTTTTGCGACGTTCTCCATTTTGGTTGACACATCAGTATATAAAAATTCCGTTTAAAATCTTCGCTTTCAAATGGAAATACAAGTTTATCAAAATAGTTATCAACTTTTTCAATTACTTGTTTACGCACGTCTAACGCATCCGGCGTGAATCCAAATTTAACGCTCGCTTTTACTGTTTTTTCTTCGTTGAAAAAATCGGCTTGTGAAAATCCGTCCGGATTTTCTTTAGATGCTTTAGCATCTTTCTTTATAGTGTTATTTATATTATTATTTATATTATTATTTATATTATTTATATATGGCGGATTTTTTTCCGCTTCAACGGGATTTTTTTCCGCTTCAACGGATTTGTAAACGGTTCCCCAATCTCTTAACATTTGCGACGGGGTAAAACAAACGTGGTTGTCAATCTTTATTATTTGAATCAATCCCAAATTTTCCAAATTCTTATAAAGCCGCCTTAATGTATCAACTTTATTTGGTAAAATCGGGCAATAAACAGATATGTTTTTATAATCTGCCATGTAGTAAGGTTTCCCGGCATATTGTATTGGATTTTGCGCCAACAAACCAAAGAAACATGACGCTAAAATGCTTTCCGTTGGGTTTAAATCTAAAACCCTTGAACGTACTAAATCTAAAATTAAATAACTTCTTTCGTTCATAGAATGAAAAAGCCCGTAATCCGGGCTACCACACACCGGAAAACGAGCTTTGTGCTAATATTAGCAAATATCTTGCAAACGGTGGTAGTCGTTTGTTTCATGCCGCAAATATAGTGTTTTATTTCTGTTCCACCAACTGTACGGGCTTAAAAGCTTCTTTTACCGCAAACAAATTTCCCTCACTTTCGTTTGGAACAATCGTAACAACCGGATAACGGGAACGGTCGCCGGGCTTTTGAGAAACTGCAAATTGTACGTTCATATCAAAGATAATTCCTTTGACAAACTTCTTTTCTTCCAATATGGCGTCGAATGTATCACGGATATTGGGTATTGTTGACGCCGTACCCTTTGTCGTGAATTGCCATACCCCGCCAACGCCACGAACCAACGGAACAATAAAAGTTACGGTTAACGTTACAATCCATCCGTCGCCGCCGTTTAATACGGCACGGTTGGGGTGCTTTTCCGCAACCCCCGCCATCAAATTGGGATAATCCTTTGTACTATATTGACAATATTGTTTTCCGTTCCATACAAAGAACGTTTCCCCGTCGCCGTATGCTATGCGTCGCCCGTCGTCGTCCCGGTATTCGTACATTTCATTGCAAACCTTTTCCGGGGCGTCGTCCGGGAAAACAATCTGTATTGTTTGCGGTTTCTCGCCGTATGCTTTCGTAAACAATCCTGCATACTTTCCGGTTGGTATAAAATAATCAACGCTTTTTGGGTATTCTTTGCCGTTTGCCGCCTTTTCCTTGTACCCTACTTTGATAAACCCCACACGTGGCAAAACAACACGTTGTATGCCGGTGGTTGGCCTGTTTATGTTTATACGTCCTTTCATAATCAAATATCAATTTCAGTATTCAACAAATCTTTCTTTGTCACGGGTTCCGGCTTTTTAGGCTGTTTTTCTTCGATTTTAGCCACTTTTTCTTTTTTTGGTGTAATTGCACGTTTTGCGGTTTTCTTTTCCTTGACGGGCTTGTTTTCCGCCGTTTTTGCCGTTTTTCGTGTGGTTCTCTTTACGGTCTTGGTTTTCTTTTCCTCCGGTTCCGGTTGTGGTTCGGGTTCCGGCTGTTGTTCCGTGGCATTTTCTATTTCATACGCTTTCATTCTCAATTCAAACGCTTGCAATTCTTTTCCCTGCAATTTTTCCGCCTCTGAATGTACGTCTATATCCGACCAACCCTGCATTTCTGAAAAACTTTGAAACGCTCCGGTCACTTTAACAAACCCGTCAGAACATTTATAAATATTGGTTGCTATGCTGTACCATCTGTATTGGTCTAAATTAAAGCCCTCGTCAACCAATTTTACGCCGTATGTGTTCCCAATATCTGTTGTTTGGCATAATGAATAATTGTCGTCGTCGTTGTTTATCAAATCAATAAACTTTTCGCAACTGATAACATTCTGTTCCGGCTGTGGTTCGGGTTCCGGGTCTTTCTTCAAATCCTCAACGGTAACGGCTTTTTCCGGTTCCGGCTTTTTCTTTTCCGCCGGGGCTTTGCTTTTAACAAGTTCCGCCAACGTCAGCGAAACAATATTGTTTGTCAAATCCGGTTCGTTATCCAATGATATTTCCCCGGAAACCGCCGTAAATGTATTATCCCGTTTTTCGTCCTCAATTGCTGCCAACTCCAAAAGATACGGGATTTTCTTTGCGTTCGGGCTGTCTGTTTGGTCTTTCAAATTGTACGTCGGTTTCTTTCGCCAATCTTTCGGGCTGAAATTGAAAACACGGTCAATCGGAATATCCGGGAAATTTTCGTTCCACATCATCGCATATAAATGCAACTGAATTTCCGCTTCTTCGTAAAATCCTTTGCGCCCGCTTTTGAAATCCACAATTGCGTTTATGTATTCTTTTGAACCGGGCTTTGATAACATCGTACACGGCAAATCAATCATTCCGGCGTAATTATGAACGGGGTGTACCAACGCAATTTCCACGGCTAACGGTTTAACGTCATAATCCAAAACAAATTGCGCAAATGCCAATATGTCCTTTTTGAAATCATCAGCGTAATAAATGAAATCGGCTGGCAATTTGTTGTTATCAATATAATCTTTTAATTTGGCTTTCAGTCCGTCCAAATCATAAACCCGGTTAATTATAAGTTCTTCAAATTGGGCGTGCATAAATGTACCATACGCCGCCCGTTCTGCTTTGTATCGTTCCGCCTCGTCAATACCTTTGTCGGCAATCCATTTAATCAGAAATTCCGATTTTGGCATTGTCTGCGATAATATGGTTGTAACTGACGGATAAAATTCCGGGGTTCCGTTGTCGTCAAACTTGTAATAATATCGGTGTCCTTTGCTGTTTAGCTGCCATACTTTATACGGCGGTTCGATTAATGCGCCATCAAAGAACATTGCCGTCATTTCCTCAACCGTCATGCCCGGCACAATTTCAAAAGCCCCGGCGGGCTGTTCTATTTCGACGGCATCCAATCCGGGGACAATCTGTTGTTCATCGTTTATTTCCGGGAATTTATCGGCGGGCAATTGTCCCATTGCTTCCGCCAACTTCTTAACCGCATTTACTGAGTTACCCATTGTGTTTGCAATACTTTTTTCCGGGTTTTCCGGCTGTTTCTTTTTCGCTCTCATGTTATTTGCTCTTTAATTCGTTAAACAATACATAAACCATTAATCCACACATTGCAGAAAACAAAAAATGGATATAATTCCAAAATCCGGCAATAAAACATATTACTCCGAAAATGCTAAATATCATTGCAAAAACCTTTGCTTGCCACGCATCGGAAAAGAAAACATCAACCATCTTTTCCATTTTTTCGATAAACTTCTTTTTCATGGTTTTAATCCTCCATTCCAAACAGATAATCGGCGGAACAACCGCACATTTCGCAAATTATTACTACCCATTCCGGCACAATCCTTTTGGTTGTCCCGTTGCAAAGATTTGTCATATTTACCTGCTGTGCGCTTGCGCTTGCGCCCTCAAATAAACGGGCTGCAATATCCTTTTTCAATACCTTTTTTCCGTTCGCCTCGGAACGGGCGATTGCTTCATTTACTCTTAATTTCATATTGTTTATTTTTATGGTTATTATTCTACGTGTCCGCAATGTTTGCAGGTTTTTTCCTCAAATATCGGTTCGTATTCATACGGGGTTAAATACCCATCGCCGCCGCAACATTTATAATCGGCGTCGGTAACTTCCATTTCTCCGCCACATACCGGGCAATCTCCTTTTCCGACCAATACCAAATTCAGAAATGCGTCCAAATGTTCGGAACGTACAACCGAAATTCCGGTTGCTTTGATAATGCCGGCAACATCAGAAACCGGAACGTCACGTTCGATACTATCAAACAAAGTGCATCCCCAAAATTTCGGGTCGTCTTGTATCATTTCCTTTTGGATTAATTGATTTACAATGATTGTTTCAACTTCTGTTGCTTTCTTTCCGGCTGCTTTCGCCAAAATGTTCAATTCTTTGTCTTTTCTGATATTCATATTATTTCGCACTATCCCCGTGCGTGGGCTTAACTTCAATGCAAAGGTACAAACATTTCTTTAATTACCAAAGATAAATACTTTTATTTCAAATTTATTTTTGCGGGTTGTTTTACAATTTACGGCAAACAATATATTTTTGTGGTACCGCATCAACCAAATATCGCTCTCGGTTACTGCGTAAAATTCCCCCGGTGCATATTGATTTATGACGCCGGGGGTCTTTTTATTTCTTAATCTGATAATACAACCATTTGTAAATTTCGCCGTAATATCCGGTTTCCAATACTGCTTTTCGTATGGTCTTTGCGTCGTACTCTCCAAATGTTACGTACTCATATATTGACGGGTTTTCATGCAACGCAAATTCAAATGTTATGTCAATATATGCGTCGCCGACCTTGTTAAACGCATGGTCAATCGGTATTGGGACGTTTGTTTTTCCCTCACAATAAAGAATCCGTTCCGGGAACGCCTCGCAAAGTAAATGGGAATTTCGATAACATTCTTTCGGCTTTGGCTTAATTACGTGCCGTATGTAGTCCAATTCGTAATCCTCCAATACATCAGCCGCCGGAACTATTTTAACGGGCTTTGCGGCGTTTAATAAGTCTTGGAAATACGCTTTTTGTCTTTCGTGCAAAGGTAGTTCCAACATCATTTCAATTTCTTTTATTATTATACTTTCCATACAATTTGTTATTCCGTCCATTCCTCAATATACATTTCATACGCTTCTTGGCAACAACGCCCCTCACAACTTATATATCCATTTGGGACGCCGTGGGTTCCTTTTTCGTCATCATCCAAAGGACAATATAAACACAAATCGTCGCTTAAATCATCAGCGGTTTTTAATTTAGGGTTCTTTATTTGCCATATACCCAATAATAGGGTTGCAATTAATAATACAAAGAAAATTAATATTATCACGTCCATATTTTAACCTTTCATTCTACCAACATAAGACAAATTCAATACATCGTACATTTGCCCCATAACGGCAAATTCTAACATTGCGTCGCTGTTTGCAACGTCGTTTATCCTCAACAATGGGTATTTGTTGCCGTAATCCGTAACGTACCCGTCCGGTTCAATGTCTGAATATATCCGGTCGTTGTCGCTGTTTTCAAAGTATTTATTTAGGCTTTGCAGAATATTGTTTTCCAAATATTCATTGCCCAATACTGCTTTTATTTTATCCTGCTTTCTTAATGCGTATCTCATAACAAATAATTTATAAATCCTGCAATATACATTCAATTGAGGCGGAAATTTGAGAAAACAACCAATGTAAATTTGTGCCACATTGCAATTCTTTTCCGTCCTCCGGGCATTTTTCGGACATTTTATCAGCCCAATTTCTAAATGAATAAAGTTTATTAATTGCGCTTTCGCTTAAATCATCAATGTTGCTTATTGTTTTCATATCATTTGTTTTTTTGCCGGGGAAATCCCCGGCGTTGATTATGCAATACGAATTAAATTAGCTTTTTTGAAACACCTGTATTCCTGCTTTTCTGTATCGAAATACGTTTGTACCGTGTCGGCGGGTTTCCGGGTTCCGGTTGTTGCCGGGATTGTTTCCGGGTTTGTGGTTCCGTATGCCTCACGCAATGAACCGTCTATTTTCTGAAAGTAGAATTTTACAATTCGTTTTTTCATTTCGGCTTTCAACTTAATGTTCAACCATGCACATTTTAAAGCCTCTGAAAGTTTATAACCATTGCGTTTTACGAACTGCCACGCCAATTTGAAAATCTCGCTTAACTTGTTTCTTTTTTCTGAACTCATACGAATTTGTATTTGGTTCCGGGAACCCGCCCGGTCGGTGCGTTGAACTTTCAACACTGCAAAGATATGTATTTATTTTTAATTGCCAAAAATATTTCTTTTTATTTTATCAAAGCAAAGCAAAAGTATTTTCTTTGGCTGTTTTAAAAATTATTTTCCCGGAATTTTCGATTTAAGCGACTTTTTTACAGCCGGACGTGTAATTTATCCAATTTGAAATAAAAACGCCGTTACGGAGCTAATTTGGGGCAAAAATAAAACCGGGCATTTTGCCCGGCTGTCTTACATTACTAACGTTCCGATTTGCTTTGCTATTTCCAAAACTTCTTTCTTTGTTTTTACTTCATTTGGTATAACCGTACCATTTGCAGATTTTGAAAACGTTTCCCGTGATTGAACCCATACATAAACCGTACCGCCAATTTGATTTTTTTCGGTTGTCCATTTTATTTTACCATATCTTATTTGCCAATATGTACCGCCCCCGAATGGCATATAATGACCTTTGTCGTCATTCCATGATAAAACAACCCGCTTTGCTTTGAAATAACGTGTTCCGTCTGTATTAGTAAAACAAATGTCGTATGCGCTGTTTTGTTTCCATTTTGAACAAAGTTCTTTGCGCTGTTCCAACAATTCGTTTTTTATCTCGATGTCTAAATCATCTAATTTCATATTACTTTGGATTGTGCCGGGGTTCCCCCCGGCTTTTTATTACTCAATTTCGTAAATATTGCACGTGCTTTCTGTTGCAACATAGGTTGGCATTTTCTGTTTTTTCAGAAAACAGATATTTTCAACGGCGGAACGGCTGGTATAAAAGTAAATCCCGAATTTCTTACCAATAAACAACAAATCATTTACCCCGGTTTCCTTTTTATCATCAAATATTACTTGACTGAATTTAATACTTTCAAAGTTAACTTTTCCGTCCAACTTCTGTGCAATTTCTGCAATGTCTGTTGCAATAGTTCTTTTCTTTTCCATATTGTTTTACTCTAATTGTTATCTAAATACTAATCTCTTTAAATTCGTATGGAGTAATCTTTCCTTTTTCTTTCACAGAAGAAAAGAATAAATCTGCTGAGCAAACACATTCGGGCATTCCACTCGTATTACAATCGTCGGGAACGGTTGCCAAGATGCATAAACCATCTGCTGGCAGATGCTCACAACTGACTTTATCATCCCAGTCAATATACTTTTGTGCTTCCTTTGCGATATCTTCACATCTATACCTATAATTTATGTAGGCATTATCCGCAGCTTTCAGTAACTTAGATATATTCATTTCTGTTCGGTTTTAAATATTAATCTTTTTCGATGAAAGTGTTAGTAGTATTCAACACTCCGGCTGAATCCCGATT